TGTGACGAAGTGGTCTGATTTGGATACATTTGAAAAAAAAGATGCCTACCTTGAAAAGCATGGACAGGAAGCAACTGACAAGCTTTGTGCGGCTGGCAAATAATTAAGAACAGTAGTTAAGGAAAAAGGAAATTATCATGGCAGTCGGAACAGGAGAAGATTTTAAAATTTATAATCCTCAGTATCAGCTGGGATTGTTCGAAGTACTTTCACAGAATTTAAATGTTTTTAATGGTGTATCGTTAAATACAATGCGCCTAATCGCAAAAAAGCTACCCGGGGACTTTACCTCTGAAGCTTTTTTTACTGAGATATCAGGACTTGATTCATACCGTGATACAACCAGCGTTGATGGTGTTGACGATCTCAAAATGTCTCAGAACGAACTGACCAGCGTTAAACTTAACCGTAAGATAGGGCCTGTTGCTGAAACAGTTGATGGATGGAAAAAGCTTGGCAAGTCAATCAAAGAAATGTCTTATATCCTTGGTAAAATGGCTGGCGAAGCACTGACAAAGAGTTATCTAAAACGGTCAATTATCGCAGTTCAGACCGCAATAGAGAGTATCGGTGCAACAGCGCATTATCCAGGGACCGCGGCCAAAATAAATTATTCTGTACTTAACTCAGGGAATAAGCTGTTTGGTGATGCATCTGGTAACATAATCACTTATCTTATGCATTCAACCCCATACCATGATCTTGTAGGTACTGGAATTGAAGAAACCCTTGATACTGTTGCTACATATGGTATTAAAGAGGGCAAAACGTACAGCCTCAACCGTAGGGTTATTGTAACAGATGATTCTGCACTGGTTAATACCGATGGTGTTAGCTCTGGAGTTGACAGTTATTATACACTCGGTCTTGTTTCAGGTGCTGTTACTGCTACACAGTCTGAAGAGACTACTACCGTAATGGATTTGATCTCTGATACTGCTAACATCTCTTATCGTTACAGGGCTGATTATGCTTTTAATGTAGAGGTTAAGGGTTTTCAGTATGTTGTAGCAACCGGAAAACAGCCCACAGATGCAATACTTGGTGATACCGCTTCATGGGATCAGCAGGTTACAAGCATTAAAAACGGCCCAGGTATCATAATTGAAACTGCATAACAGAAAGGTTTAATTTGAAAATAGGTCTTTTCTCTAAAAGAAATAGAAACGGAATTACGGCTTTTGCAGATGGGGTTTTGGCTTTAGGCTATAGCCCCGTCTGGCAGAACCCAAATTATTTCACGAAAGATCAGTTTCAACCGTTTGATCTGATAGCTATTTACGGCGGAGCTGGGCCTAGATCGAGAGAAGTAATAGACACTTATAATAAATTCAAAATTAAATCCCTTGTCTTTGAAGGTGGGTATGTTGGAGAAAATACCCACTCAATAAGTATCGGTCAGCATTACTGGATGCCAGACTTTGACTGCCCTTCAGACCGTATGAATAAATTCGGTCTTAAACTCACAAAAGAACAGAAAGAAGATGGATATATTCTGGTCTTAGGGCAATCAGCAGAGATCAACAGTCTGTTAGCAGAAAGGGTCCGGCACTTAAAAACCGATAGAAAAATAGTCTTCAGACCACATCCCGGCGTCAATTTTAGTCTTAACGGAATAAACAATATAGCCGGGTCACTGGATGAAGCTTTAGCGGGTGCTTATTGTGTTATGTGTCATACCTCAAATAGTGCTAATCAGGCACTTCTTAAAGGCATCCCGGTTTTTTGCTCAGAACAAAACATGGCTTCTGGAATTGCGAACACAAATCTTGACATTGAAAATCCTGTAATAATTTCAGATGCAAAATTGATCAATTACTTTTCGCGGCTCTGTTATGCGGTTTGGACTGAAGGAGAAATAAAAAACGGTAAAGCACTTGAATTTTATATGGCGGTTATCGAAGGAAACCCCCAGGTTAAAAAAGGTGTGACAAAAAGCGTTCAGGATTTAAAAGGAAAGTTTAAAGGTCAGACGGCTTATATTATTGGAAAAGGCCCGTCTTTAAAATACCTCAGTAAGGAAGATTTTACCGAAGGTGGGTTAGTGATCCCCCTAAATGAAGCGATTAAAATCGCAGAAAACATTAACCTGCCTTCAGCATTTACGATTATTTCACAGCAAAAAGATGGTAAGCCGGAATGTATGGTAAAACCCGACAAAGCACCATTGCTGTTACATGAACAAGAAAGTAAAGACTGGTTTCCAGAACATCCGGAACGATATATTTTTGACATTGAAAAAGACTATAATGTTAAGCAATGCCCATCTGTTGTTGCAGCAATCGAGTTTGCAAAATTAACCGGATGCAACAAAATAGTATTTATGTGTTTTGATTCTTACACAGATGATATTGATGATTATCCGGATGACTCAAGGCTTGGGAAATTACACTCTGTCAAGTGGCGCATTGAACATTTAAAAGCCCAAAAACTCACCATCCCGGAACACACAAAAGATATTGAAACTGAATTTATAAAACCTGAAAAAAGAAAAAAAGAATTTACCGTTATCACATTGACAGGAGACAGACCAAAAGCTTTTAAGTTATGTAAACAATATATGGAACGTCAAACCGTACAGCCCACACAGTGGATTGTAGTGTCAGACGGTAAAAGGGCAATGCCAAAAAAAGACCGTAACGGATGTGAATATTACCGCAGGAAGCCTCTTAAAACAGATCCGATACACACACTAAGGGTCAATCTTTTAGAAGCTTTAAAACACGTTAAAACAGACTCTGTGGTTATTGTGGAAGATGACGACTGGTACAGCCCAAATTATCTTGAAACATCTTTAAAATATTTAGAAAAATATGACCTTACAGGACAAAACCAGACTGTGTATTGGAACGTAAAAAGCCTAACATATAAGGTTATCCGAACCGGCAAAGAGCCTGACGAAAGATCGTCTATGTGTTTGACCGCTTTTAACAGGCCTGTTTTTTCTCATTTAAAAAATATTTGTGGAAACAAAACATTGCCAGAAGATGCAAAGAAAAGAGTTGATAGAGGTTTTGTTGATTTAATTTTGTGGCGAACTTACAAGGGTAAAAAATCAACATACAACGAACCTAATAATTTGTGTGTTGGAATTAAGGGGTTGTGTGGTAGGCCGGGGGTTACTTCGGGGCATACAAGCGCAATTGAAAAAGAATATATTAATGATTCAGATGGGGCATTTCTTAAAAGCGTAATCGGCGAAGATGTTAAACATTATATCAAGGGTAAATAATGGCTGACCCCGTAGCAGACACAACAAATTCATTTGCCACATTAGCTGAAGCTGATATTTATTTTAATACTCAGTACAACCGCTATGCGCTGTGGACTGTGATTACAGAAGTAAATAAATCACGGCTGTTAATCGAAGCAACAAAAATGCTTACCTTTGGATTAAGTTGGTACCCTGAAATTGATGAAGATGATTATTCTGATGCAGTTGATGCTCAGAAATACGCATGCTACGAACAGGCTTGGGCTATTTACGCAGGTGATAGACAGGCCGACCCAGAAACTAAGGGGATATCTGAAATAATAGTGGATGTAATAGAGCTTACTTTCGACAAGACTGATCGTGTAGGCATGTTTTCAAGAAGCGCTTTGAACTATATCAGGTCTTGCATAACATACTCTCCGGGCGGTTTGAATGTTCGAGTCGTGAGGGCATAATGGCAGGAATGAGAGACATAATAAAAAATGCTATAAAGGGGGGTATGCCAGCTGTTGGTAATATTAAAACTGACATTACATATCATGTTGCTGTTGAAGGCGTTGTGAATGACAGAAACATGCCCGTCTTAACATATATAAATCATACAATTGAATCTACTATTGTTAGTTACAGTAATCAGGAAATTGTTTCCGGCGGCGGGTTAATAGCTCCGGGAGATAGAAAAGTAATAATTGAAAACAGGTTTTTCACGGCCCTGTCAATAGTACCTAAAAAATCAGATCAAATGACTTTGGATGATAGCAATGTTTATAAAATAGTTAATCCAAAAGTTGACCCATCGCATAATGTTTACTTTTTCCAGGTAAGGCAGGTTGAGTAATGGCTAAAAATACCACTACTATAAAATGGAACGGGAAAGCCGTTAATGCGGCAACCAGAAAACTTGTATCTAAAAAGGTACGACAATCTACATTCCTTGTTTTAGGTGATGCTGTAATGAATGCACCTGTTGTATCTGGTAGGTACAGGAATTCTATTGACACGCATTTTGAGGAATTTTTAGGAATAACTTATTCAAATGTTGAGTATGCACCCGATATTGAATTAGGGACAGAGCCGCATATTATAAGGATTAAAGACAAAAAAGTATTAAGCAACGGTAAGTTTTTCTTCGGTAAAGAAGTACATCACCCCGGAACAAAAGCACAGTATGTTTTTACAAATGCTCTTTTTGATAATGAAGAAAACATAAAACGAATCTTTAACGACAATAAATTATGAGTGCAGATCCGTTATCAACAGCAATATTTGCATTAGGAGTTACAGATAATACTTTCAACTCTGCAATAGGCGGTTCAGGGACTGCTAAGGGCAGATTTTACCCGGAAGGATTCAAGGAAGACGAAGTACCAGCAAAGCCATACGCAACATGCAGAATCACAACAATGACAGGAATAGATACACTCAGAAAAAATCTTGAAAAAGCTTTAATTCATATCAAGGTTTATTCGAAAAAAGAAGACGGAGGAGCCGAAGCCGATCAGATGGCACAGAAAGCTTTTGACCTGTTTCAACACGCATCATTAGTTACAACAGGTTATATCAGGGTTAAGCTTTTCAGAAACAACAGGGTTCCATCGTACAGGGAAGAGGATTTTTTTACATCCTCAATTAATTTTAGAACACTAATTCAGGAGAATTAAAAATGGCAGTTTTAAATAGTGCAGATTATCTGACAGCGGAGGACATGGCCATAGTATTACGTCAGGGCACCGTTAATCAGGCAATAGTTGCAGGACTTGACAACATCACTTTACCGGGTGTTTCAAGAGAAATCGTAACAGTAAAGGTTTTTCGTGAGTACATTTCTAGACAGTTTACAACCGGCGGTAAACTCGGAAACATAGCCTTCAGTGGAACGGCTGTAAAACAGGATACCAACGGATATGATCAGTTGTTTGTTTATTACAAAGCAAACACAAAATTTAAGGATTGTTTTGTGTATTTGAATTATGAAGATTTCTTGACCGTTGATACTGCCAACGATACACAGGCAGCTTTCCAGGTGGCAGAACTAATGAAGGATGCGGCAGATTCAAATGGTGTAATCCCTCAGAGCGGTTCGCTTATCCTTAACGGTTTACCCGCTGTATTTTATGCTCATTCTGAGGTTATGAGTGCAACTGTAACAACCCCTGTTGGCGGTGGTACTCTTGACTTTGTAAAGGGTTCGGGTACGGTTGATACAATCACGGATTCAGATTCTGCATTTGTAACGGATGGTTTTAAGGACGGCATGTCTTTGTTAATTAGAGGCGCAGCCACAGCCGCAAACGATGCTGTTTTAACCACAATAACCAAAGCAGAGGCAGGAACATTAACACTTGCTTCAGAGGGTGAGTTAACCACTGAGGCTGGCGCTGCTGCAACTATATTACACGGTGGAACCTTAGGTTAACCACCATAACTAAAGCTCTTGCAAGGGAGCCGTGAGGGGTTGGGTGCATCCACCCCTTGCATTTCTACCAAGAAAGGTAAAAGCCAAAATGAGAATTTTTAAAGAGAGAACACAGGTATTTGATATCCCGGAAGACCCGGACAAGGGATGGGTTGAAATTATTTATCTTAATCCAGGAAAGCAACAGGAAGTTGTGGCAAAGGGGCGTAGGCTTGACATTGCTTTCATTGATGGCAAACAGGAAAACCGGTTGATCCCAGACGAAATACTACTCAGAGATAATAATGTTGATACTCGTATTGTCAGATGGGGTAACATGTTTGGTGAGGACGATAAAGAGATGAAATGCAACCGTGCAAATAAGATAAAATTTATATGTGAAGACGGTTCGCCTGAATTTCTTGCAGAAAAGATCGAAGAACTTGATGTGATAGTTAAAGAAGAGCGGGAAAAAGAAGTAAAAAACTTGCCAGCTTCGCTTGGTGGCTCTCCGGAGTAGATCGGCAGCCATGCGAAAAATGCAAACTTG